TCATCCTCGCCGGCTCCGTCTTCCAGCAGTGCAGCCATAATGTCCATCGCAGACTTCATATGGCCCGCGCAATCGCTCATCGACTTCGTGGTGGCGGCGCTCAGCTTGCGGCCTTCCTTAGTCTCATGCTTCGCCTTCCAGGCCTTCGTATCCATGCCGTAGACCTCATTCAGGAGGTCCAGATACTGCGGCAGATAGTCCAGGTAGGCGATGCGGAATTGCTCAATGACAGTCTCCGCGGCGGTGATCATCTCCGCGCGGCTCAAATCGCCGCCCCATATTGCGTCGTAAAGCGCGTCCTGCAGGGCGCCAATCATTTGATACGAAGCCGCGAAGAGCTGGCGCTGATTCAACTCTTCGTTGAAGTCGCCTTTTGTTTCACCGTGAGCCTTGACGGACGCGACCTGGGCAAGCATGTTCATCGGGAACGTGACGACGGAGCCCTCCCACAGCCGAATCTCCTTCAGCCGGCGAACCCCTTCCACCGTCTGCGACTTGATCGTGTCGTATCCGATGGAGAGGCCCTTAACGATCTTCGCCTTCATCAGCAGATAGGCTTTTCTGGCCTCGGGAACTTCGAGCAGCAATTTGCCTTTGCACCAGAGTCCATCGGGGCGGTCCTCCAGGGACAACTCGCCGATGGGGCATTCGGTATTATGCTGCCAGAGCGCCGGAATCGTGTTGCCGTTCTCCTGCAGGGTCTTGGTGAAGGCTCCCGGCTCTACCAGATCGCCGCCATCGTCGACATTGTTGTACGGCGAGAGCAGTCCCTCGAACGAGCCGTCCTCAGCCAGGGACTTGACCGCCATCCGGAATTGCCGCTGCTTGTTTTTCATCTGTTCTCCCATTTGGTTATCGCTTCTTTTCTGCGCCGACCCGGATACGCGGACCCGGCGCTGCGCCCTGCATGTTCTGCACGGGAGCCAGATTCACTTGAACGAAATGCTCATCGCCGCCGTCGATCGGATTTTCACCTTCAAACCCGCGCACTTCGTTGATGCTGTTCTTGCCCATTTGCAACATCTGCGCATAGCCCTGCATGCGAGCCAGAAAATCAGCCTTGAGAAGCGCGCTCAAATCGTGCTTGAAGAAATATCCCTGGCCCTTCTCCTCCGGAGTGAGAACACAGCGCCACAGCTCCTGCTCCCAACGCGTCAGGTGGGTCATCAGGGTGAAGCGTACAAACTGCTCCGCGAGCGATTCGATGTTTGAGAAGGTTGCATGCGAAAGATCGCCTACGATTGTCGGGAATACAGAGAACCAGCGGCAGATTTCGGGGATGGTGAACTGACGGCTCTGAACTAGCTGGGCATCGGCGGCCGAGATTCCGGTCTGCTCATAATCCAAACCATCTTCAAGGATCGGCACTTTGTGCGGGTCCGAATAGGTCTTCTCCCAGTTGGCGGCGAATTTCTCATAGGCCTTATCGTCTTTGAAGCGGGCCGGATGCTTCAGAAGATACGGGATTCGACCACCCTTGGCATAGTAGTTGGCGACGTTTCTTTCCTGCGCGATCGCTGTGCCGAGCGATTGCCGCGCCATGGTGATGACGCTATAGCCGCGCAGGCCGTCCCATCCGAGTCCGCGGAGATGCAATATGTCCTGCGGCTTGTCGCGCTCCACGGTGTAGATTTTGTCCGGCTGGCGATCTTCTCGAACTACATATACAAGACGCTTCTGGCCGGTCTTTTCGCGATCTGGAAACACCATCTGTGGCTGAATCGGATACAGCTCAATCGCGACTCCGGTTCCCGAACGTCGAATAATGTGAGCAAATCCGTTACCTTGCATGACCCCGTGCGAGGTGAGAAGCTCGGTGAAATTCTGCGTCGTCATCTCGACGTTCGGCGCATGCTTCAGCGCCGAGAATAGCGGGTGGCCGATGGCGAGTTCCTTCGTGTTGCCTTTCTCCCGCATCATGTTGAGCGGAAGGAAACCTACAGACTCCGAAATGATCTTGTTGCACGCCCAGACCGTGCTCAGCCCCAGCGCGGTGTCCATGGACACAGGTTCACCGGACCATGCCGGCAAGCCTCCGGAGAGCGCGTTATAGATGCCATAGTAGCCATTGCGCGCGTACCATCCGGCACTGATCGTGTCGAACGAAAAGGCCGCGGATTTGACCGCCCGCCGCAACGCGCTCTTGATTCCTTCGAACATCAAACGCTCCTGACCAGCGGCGAGATAAACTTGTTGTCCTGCACCAGCATGGCTGGATACGCAGCGAGAAACAGCGCGATGGCCGCGTCGATCTTCGAGTCGGGCTTCTTCTTATCGGGCATCCTGTAATTACCAGCGCCCGTTTCGCTGGTGACGACGTTCGAAATACACCAGGTCAGCACCGGATGCCCATCGTGGTGCAGCCGGCCGTCATATACCGCCGCCTCGACTTCCTTCATGGCGGGCGAGAGAATCGCGGGCGACGGCGGCATCTCGACGCGGGTAACTCCGGAGATCTCCTCCACACGCTGTGACCACTGATCGGCATAGCGCGCGTCATAGGCAAGTTGCTGGACGTCATTCCGGGCAATATCGCACACCGCATCGGCCTCCAGCACCGCATAGTCGATCGAAGCGCCGCCAGTTGCGGTTAGAAATCCCTGCTTCACCCACTTCTGATAGTGCTGGTTCTGCGGCTCATTCACCCGCTCTTCCGGCAGGTAAGCACGCGTCAGAACATAGTAGTGAGGCCGCTCGCCCTGTGAATCATCGCGATACAACCGCAGGCATGCCGAAAGATCAAGCTTCGATGCAAGATCCGACCCTATCCAGCAGGGCAGGTGCTTCACGAGCTCCTCGCCTTTCTCTTCCAGCTCCTTGTCCTTGCATGCCCGCCAGAAAACCATGTTCATCCAGTTGCCGGAACCTCCGGCCCAGATGTTGAGATACTTCGCCCTGACCATGTTGGCCTTGGCGGGATTGCGGATCGCCGCCTGGATGTCGAGCTCGATGGCCTCCCGGTCATTCGAGATACCCAGCATCGGCTGAGCCATTTCGAGAGCTTCTTTCGTCGTCCAGTCAACCGACTCATCCGCGCAATGGATCAGCACAAACCAGCGCGCGTTCGGCAGCGTGCCGTCGAGCACCTTTTCCGCCTCGTCCTGCAGCGACTTGCAGGAATTGTCGATCGATCCGAGGCCGGCGGTCGAGATCACAAAGATCAGCGAGCCCGGCCGCTTGGAAGCGCCCGTTTTGTACGTGTCGTAGAGATCCGAGTTCAGCGCTTCGTGGTACTCATCAAGGATGGCGCACCATACGCTGGCGCCATCGCCCGGCTTTTTGCAGAGCGGGATAAAACGCGATCGCGTCTTGAGCTGATAGATCGCACGCGACGATGTCTCGATACCGAAGCGATCATGGAAGGCAGGCTCCTGGTCGATCATTGACTTCGCCGGCCTGAACACCTCCATGGCCTGGCGCATCGAGTTCGCGCCGCAATACACTTCGGCACCAGGCTCGCCCGCAAAGAATGCCATGATGACGCCGACAATAGCCGCCAGCGGCGACTTGCCCGATCCGCGCGGCATGAGGATGAAGGCCTCGCGGTATTTTCGAACGCCGGTTTCGCGATCGACCCAGCCGAAGATCGAAGCGATGATGAAGACTTGCGCGTCTTCGAAGACAATTCGCTCGCCCTGCTTGATTCCTTTCTCATGCTTGTATTTGCTGCCGATTTCGCAGGCGAAGTTCGCCCATGCCGCATCGAAAACCCAGCGCTCCGACGACTCCATATCGTCCAGATGAATCTGGCAGGCCAGCTTCACCCACTTGGACGCGGTGATCGCGCCTGAAACTACTGAACGCGCGTAGCGGGTGGCGCGGGTGGCGTAGTCAAGCGGTTCCATTCAGCGTCTTCCGGTTTCTCTGCGGCCTTCTCAACCTCGCGCTTCGTTGGAATCTTGCCGATGCCCAATTGCTTCGATAGCGCGGAAACATTCGTACAATCCGAGGTCTTGTCGGAGCGGCGCATAATAACCATGGCCCTCGCCAGAGCCTCGACATCGATCCTGTGAGCTTCCGTCAACTCCACGCCCGCAGCTTTCGCCACCAGCTTGATCTCGTCCCAAGCCTCACGATGGGCAGTAGCCGTGGGGCTGAATTTGTTCTGGAACCCGCTCGGCGGAGCTCCCAGGGTACCCTCGCAATCCTTCGCAGCCGCTCCCGCTTTGCGCCGGCGCTGCGGGTTCTTGGCGTAAGCGCCCGACAGTTCCTTTTCCTCATCCGACTTGGGTCGTCGTCCCATAGGTGTTTAGTGCCTCACACTCGCCCAGCACGGCACGCGCGCCAAAAATTGACCTTTCAGATATCCCCAAAACATCGATTTCCCACCACAAAAAGCTCTTATTTTGTGGACGTAAAAATTTGGC